CCTGATACTGTTAGCCAACTTAAAAAGGCTTTCAACATTTGAGATAGTTTCCTTAAGGAAAATGGGTCTGACATCTGTACCATCGAAGTAATCTTTCCCGCAAGATTCACGGAACCTGCCAGAGTGGAAACTCTTTGACAAGTTCACGGAAAATCCTGCGAAATTGAGAACCTTGACCACAGACTCGTAATGTTCAGTAGGAATGACAATGTCATCCCCGTAAACGTTCACGGTCTGCCCTTGACCATTCACTTCCAAGCACGATTTGCAAAGTGCCCAGAAGATCAGACTTTCTAATTCGAAAGTACAACCGTTCCCCATACTGGAGAACTTATGATAGTAGATCCAGAGTTTCTTCTCTCGAAGAAATCCCTGTTTACTTCTGATTTGGTCGAGGAGCACGTACCAGTCGTTAGGCAAAAGGTAGCGCACTAGCTCTCGCGAGATAGTGTCGCTTGCCCCTTGCAAATCGATTGTGGCTAAATCCCCGTGAAGGGATCCGTGTTTAGCTAAACGCTGGTTATACGTCTGATCTTTCAGATCGACGTCAGCGTGTATACGAAGCAATCGCCTAATCTCGCTTCCGAAACCTTTCTGTAGATATGAATTTACATGAGGCTCTTTGGCGATGATACGATCAGTTTTCGCATTCTTTGGCACGAACACGATCTCGTTTCCTCGGACGATGTTCATCGCTTCTCTGGTAAGAGATACGGGAACACTAGGAAACTCGTCAGTTTGCAACTGACAGTTTACCCAGGAGGGCGTGCTGTTCACACAGCAGTGACCCATGACGAGACAATTACTCGTTACGTCAAGCTCAGCTTTGAACTTGATATAGGCTGAAGTACGACTACCTGATACCGCCGTAGTGGCACCAGGTCCCCATCCAAATGCATCTGAAATCCTCTTCAAATCTGGGGTTCGGAGAACAGAACTAATTTTTCGCTTAGCCAGCCTGAAAATGGCGTGCATATGCGGGTCCCATAAGGATGGGTCCAGTTCTAGTTGTTCGAACCTTTGATTCGTCGATTTGCAGATGTCCTCAAACTTGAAGAACGATTCGATAGCTCTGCCTTTCGGATCCAGATCCTTGTGAGAGAAATCTGGGAACTTGGACAGGAACTTCGTAACAAGATAGTCATCGGCATACGCTTGCGCGCAGTCGTAACCGTCAGGGTTGATTTCTAAATTCACGAGCTGTGCATATTCACCGCTGTTAAGCAGCAAGTGCGCAGCAAGCGATCTAGGAGAATCAACTGCTTCAAAGAGCTTTGAGGAAACAGACAACAACATCTCTTTCGAGATGGTACGAGACACGGGGCTTAGCCTCCGCATTAACTCTTGCTTGTGCATGAGCACCTTTCTTACGTTATCGTATTTAGGGCGAATTCACTACCAAGTCTTGCGACTTAGTAGATAAATTCGAGGTCGTGCACCTGCGACGTGACAATAGCCTCGTCGATCAAATCACGCATTTGCGACAGCACGTCCTTTCGCTCCTGTTGGGAGCTACGGTCGTGCATCACAATTTCGAGATTGACCAAGTTGGTATATGCCACAGAGTAGGGTCCGTACGCTGCTGTCTGCTCGAGGATAGGACACTCGAGCTTCCAAGAGACTTTATTGCTCCTGGCCTGTTTGTTTGCAGACCGCTGAACAAGCGTCAGTCTGTTCTGGCCCGCGAAAACGGCTTGCGTCGTATCGCGCCACAGAATCAGACCTTCGCCCGACAGTTGAGGTTTGTAAACACGGTTGACTGGCGTAGAAGCCGCGTCAGTGAGAGTAATGTTACCACGTTGGGCCATTACGGTTCCTTTTGGATAGAAATTACACGCTAGAGATATTCTAGCGCGTTGCTCTTTTGAGGAAGAGACTCTGTAGTAACGCAGATGCTGATAGGGCCTTCGCAAGCCCGTAGTCAGCGCCGTTACCGAACGGGTTTCGAAACGTCGGCAAAATAGGTATCGGGAAGTCAGCTAAAGGATTTCTTGCGATCAGCAAGCGACCCTCTTTCTGAACAAACGGTGAACCTACATATGTCGAAGTTCGACCCGGACCCCGGATTACGATCTTTCGGTGGTCTAAAGTCAATTCGTCTTCAGTGTACCGCCGCTCAGACTTATATCCTGTGTAGAATTTAAGTCCAATGGTAGCCGTAAGGCTTTTAAGGTAGTCACCGATTGGAATAAACCAGTCAGCCACGAACGAGAAGGGGACGAGTTCCCACGCTACCTCCATCGGGTTATCAATCCCGAATTGCGAGAACACGTTTGTTTCCCCAGCCTGGAGCTTATATGCAACACCGTATTCTACCCATCGTCGATCATCCGATCGACGTTTAAGGTAGTGGTCGGTGCCGGTCAATGGTGAATTCACCAAAATCGAATCTACCGTCTTTGCAGACGTCGTCTTCGATCGACCCGTAACGTGGCGAACCACGTTAGCTCGCTCTACAGATGTCTCAGCTAGCGCTCGCGCATGGCCGTACACATCGTAAAGGAGCGGCTTCCAGCCGTATGAGTATTCCAACCAGGTCTCCCCCGCAAAGCGACTCACGTTACTTTGCGTTCGATCAACATTCAAAGAGCTTTCAGAGTATTTATGCTCCTGAGCATCGCGGCTTTTGGCCGCGTTGTAGCGCTTGTTAAAGCGTTTCTTTTGAGTGTTGGTGGTCGTAAGACCGAGTACACTGGTGAAACCCGTGAAATCGCCTTTTCTAAGAGCCCTGATGGACTCGTAGATCCTCGTAGCGGTTTTCGCTAGATGGGCAGCCGTTTTGTGCATTTCTGCTGCAGTTACTAAAGTATTCACTTTCGTGTCATTTAGCTTCTGCATCATATTTGCTATGGCCCGTTGGGAAGGGTCATCGGCGAAGGCGACCTGCTGTGGAGCACCCACTATTTTTGAACAGTTCAGTTGCCAGAACCATTCATCATAGTAGTTGTTCGAGGCGGGCTCCGTATACAAACTGTACAGAGACATCTGCGGATCACTTAAGACCGTAAATGTTTTACCGTACGGATTCGTTGGGAGATAATACCTCTTACGCTTCAATTTCTTGAAGTTTGGGGTGTTCACAGAACTGGTCACTCGGTCCCTTTTCAAGGAAGTCAAAAGGCCTAAACTCGTCGAGCTCGTTTGGACGCCCCTAACACGGACCACTTGTGATCCTGTGAAGGTGCTATTCAAATGCTCGTCAGGCGAGGGCATAAATCAACTCCAAGAATTTAAGGATTAAGTAGAACCAGTAGTAGTATTCGTTGCCTTCTGGCAACTGGGCTACAAGCCCAACCCACCTCATACTGGTGGGAGATGTGCCATTTCCCTTAGGGAATCTACATACGCGAGCAGGTCCTCGTCAGAAAGATTCGAAGCCTCGTCGATAGCCATAGGCACGGTTAACCCGTGCTTACGACTCACGATTCGGCTGAAAATCGTAAACTGAGCGAGAAGCAGATCGCGTTTGAAGGGGTTCGCTTTTGGCGTTCCATTTCCTTGGGGCATGATACATCTCCTTAACAGTTAGAGGGGGTGGTAGAAATTGCATCACTTCCCTCGCGGGATGTAGATGTCTCTCCTTACCAGGAAGAGAAAGAAATCTCCTTTTATTTCAAAGGGTCCTTCATCGACGAGTATATTCACCGTTCTCGTAAGTCCAATAGGCCCAGTGGTCAACCATAGTCGCAAGCGACATAGGGGGATTCACCAGCTCTTTTGGCTCCGCGAAAACGTTGTCATCAACACTCAACCAGTACAGAAGTGCACTGTTGACATAGTCCCCATCTTCGGGTACTATAATGTTGAACTCGTTGTATTGGCCGCCGTTCTTCGCATTCGCGCAGTAGGCTTCCAATACAGCACGTACCACGAGCTGTTTTATCAGCTTATGGTGACGTGTAGGAATCTTATGACTTATTTGGTCACAAAACTCCCGAATGATCCCTCGATGCAAATGAAATGCATTAACGGACGCATTAACGTACCAGGCTTTCCTCTTCGAGTGAATGTAGCCTAGATCCAATAAAGAATCTAGAGCTTCATCACACTTACCGAAGCGGATTGACACTGACACGACCTCACCAAAGAGGCGGTTTTTCC